TTCATGAGTATGAAAATATGTGGACAGATGAGAAAGGAGAGATGGGGTATTTGGTAAACAACAAGAATAGAGACCAAATTTTAAATAACTTACAAGAGAATTTGAAAACTTCAAAAATAAAAGTGAATTCGGAGAGAAGTTTTAAGGAGTTAACTACTTTTATAATAAGTAAGACTGGTAAAATCCAAGCAGAAGATGGATTTGCCGACGATTTGGTCATGAGTATGGCTATTGGTGCCACTGTAATGGGTGACATCGTCTCAAAAAGCCCTATCCCTATTGTAAAAGGAGATTTGGCTGAACCCGGAACAAAAGATTTAGGTTCTGCTGGGTTCTCTAGGGGTACATACAGTAAGGACCAAGAATTCGACGAATATAGAAAATGGATTTAAACGACAACAACGACAAAGACGACCGTCTGGATGAGAATCTAGAGGAGAACGCGGGGTATACATCATTCCCAGGCTCTAACACATTTGGACAGGGAAGCCCCCTGTCTGGACGGTTCGCGGCATTTTTTAAATCTTTTTTTACTACAAAAAGAAAGCCGGGTAGACCCCCCGCGCAAGACCCTTACCGTGGAGATGTTGTAAAAAATGCGGACGGGGAACCTGACGGAGGAGCCATCCAAGGTTCCGTTAATGTCGTTAAGGGAGCAACCTCCCTACCCCAAGTTGAGTACGAACGTCGGCGCAGATACCAAGACTATGAAAAGATGGATGAGTATCCTGAAATTGGTGCTGCGTTAGATATTTATGCCGATGACGCTACTCAAACTCACTTAGATGGTGAGATGCTTGCGGTTGAGACTGAAGACGAGATAGTAAAGGAAGCTGTAGACCGATTTGTGAGCGAGACCGACCTCGATAAGTACCTCTGGGATATTATTCGTAACATGTGTAAGTACGGGGATTGTTTCGTTGAAAACATCGTGGACATGAATAACCCCGATGCAGGTATTCAAAGACTTAAAATTCTAAACCCCGTCTTTATTTTCCGGAGAGAGGATAGGTATGGATACCTTAAAGGGTTTATCCAGGAAGTCCCACAAAGCACCGCAGCCGCACAACAGTACGGACAGGGAGCAAAGCTTGATAAGAGAAACACTATCCAACTGGATAGAAACCAGCTCATCCACTTTAGATTGCACACGTCTGATTCTAACTATTATCCTTACGGTAAGTCTATCTGCGCTCCTGGTGTGCGCTCTTGGAAGTCGCTAAGAATGATGGAAGACGCAATGCTCATCTATCGTTTGCACAGAGCGCCCGAGCGTCGTATTTTCTATATTGATACTGGTAATCTCCCCCAAACGAAGGTTGAGATGTTCATGGAACGTATTAAGGCTAAGTTCAAGAAAGAGAAGTTCTTTAACAATGAGACCGGTAATGCTGACGAAAGGTTCAACCCATTGTCAGCGGAAGAAGACTTCTTTGTTCCTATGAAAAACGGACAAGGCACTAAAATTGAAACTCTTCCAGGCGCACAAAACTTAGGTGAGATTGACGACGTGCGCTACTTCCGCGATAAAGTATTGGCTTCAATGAAGATTCCTAAGGACTTTATTGTCGAAAAAGATAAGTCCCCTGAGCGCAAAGCTAATTTGTCTCAGCTTGACGCTAAGTTTGCTAAAGCCGTTATGCGCGTACAACGCGATGCGGAAGTATGTTTGGAGACCTTAATCAAACGCCACTTGGAGTTGCGTCAATTCCCTAAGTCTTCGATTAATGCAATTAAAATTAAACTAGCTCCACCATCGGACCTGAGTGAGAAAAGAAAGCTGGAGCTTGCAGAACAGAAAACCCGAGTCGTACAAGCGGTGAAAGGATTGGATTTGTTTTCCAATGAATATATTTATAAAAACTTCTACACTATGACTGATTTGGAAATTAAAGAGGTGACCTTGCAAAAAGAAGCCGAAGCACCGGCAATGCCAGAACCCGGCGCCGCACCTCCCCCACCCGGCGGCGCACCTCCTCCACCTGGAGGAGCCCCCCAACCAGAACCCGGTGAATAAAACCAAAAAGAGTAACTTTTAGAACTCTATATAAAATAAGAACTATGAATTTGAAAAACCTATTTGTTTCCCGTGACAAGAATTATGCACGAATTACTGAGGCTGGCGATTACTTAGGTCGCCGCCTACGAGAGAACCTCGTTATTTTCGATATTGATGATTCGAAGAACAGTGTTACTTTTGTTACCGAAAGCAACCACTTAATCTCTTGCGATTATAAAGAGATTAAAGGTCGCTTAACTCTGGAAAACTTTATTGTGGAGGACTTAGACACTATTACCTCCGATGAGGCAATTGATAACCGGGTGGAGGCTGAGGTTCATAAGTTCATGGAATCACTGGTCTCAGACCGTTACGATGTCGCTGAAGTTAACTTTGACAGTATCGTTGAGTCTTTTTCTATGAGAGCCCAAATCGGTAACAGCCGCAAAAAGCTTTCTAAGAAACTAGACCGTTTCAATGAGTCCTACAATATCTTTGAGGCCAAAGCGTACAAGAAGTTTGTTGAGGCACTCCCACTTCTTAAGAAGTTCTTGGAGGAAAATGCAGAGTCTCTCTCCACTAATGCTAAGTTGGTGGAAGGTCTTCGCCTTTCTAAGGTAGTTGGCGATACCTATGACTTACCTAAACTGGATATTGAAAACCTTAAAGAAGAGTTTGTCGTAGTTCCCTCGAACTCTAAGAGAACTCTTTACGAAATGGTTTGTGATAAGGAACTGGTTCGTAAGGAATTACTAGAAGCCAAAGACTCCTTTTCTAAAATGTGGCACAATAACGACCACGTCGCTTCTCTAGCATCTAAAATTTACTCAGATGACTCGACCATTAAAGGTACGTTAAGAGAGGCTGTTGCCGCAGTTCCCTACCTAGCACTATCAAACAAAGTAGACTTAACTAACGTCATGGACGCTACTTTCCAGGTAAGCAACCCCGGTACTGTACCTCAAAAGGATATTCGGGAATTTGTTAACAAGATTTACGAATTCAAAAAACCTCTCAAGACTATGGTTCTTGAGGCACTCAACTCCAAGTATGGCGTAAATATTCAGAGCCTTCGCTTTGTACCCTCCTTCAAGGGTTTAGCCGAAGTTCAATCAGAAGTACTGGGTATGATTGCCGAGTCCTGCGACGAAGGAATTCTTTCCGATGTCCTAAAGGAGTTTGCATCGTGCATGTCCCGTAAGGGCGGTGTGCAGGTACTAGATATCGCAAGCACACTTTCAGAGGTTATGGCAGAGTCTAATTTCCATATTGTTGATATTGACGAAGACTTCCACATGAAGAAGCTTTCTGATTACTTAACCCACAATTTAGGTGAAGCTCAATACTACGGAGATGATGATGCCCTGTCTAACTCTGGCGGCAAGTCGAATGGTGATGAGGACGAGAAGAAAAAGGACGAGAATGGTGATGAGGACGAGAAGAAAAAGAAAGGTAAGAACAAGAAGAAAAAGAAAGGTAAGAACGACCTTACTGGAGACCAAGACGAGCTTGATAAGGACGAGGACGGCGACATCGACGCCAAAGACCTAAAGAAGCTTCGTAAAGAAAGTGTAGAGGCTGTTGCAGAAGAAACCGAAGAAGAGGCTGCTGAAGCTGAAGAGGAGGAACACGCTGAAGACGTTGCACTAGGTTCAGCCGATAAGGACTTCCGCGAATTAGTTGATACTATCGAGGATGTCGTGGGCGATATGGACCTCAACCTAGAAGATGGGGAAGAAGAGGAGCAAGATATCGCAGCAGGAGAAGGTGAAGAACCTACTCCTCCACAAGATAGCCCTGCTTAGTCCAGTTAATAACGTTATCTACACACGACGACCGCAATACAAGGAGTTCGGATATTAAGTTATCCAACTCCTTTATTGTTTGTTCATTGATAGTCCTTCCCTTGGCTTTCATTTGTGTGAGCGTTTGTGCCATAATGGTCAGGCGTTCCACCATTTGAGGGGTAACCTCATTTAATTTTCTTTCTTCGTCTTTTTTATTTTTCATTTTTTAATCTCCATTCCTAGGGATTCGTAGGATTTAATACGCTCTTTGGCGTGTTTTTCTAAGTAAGGCGCTCTGTCAAAGAAATCGTAGATAAACACGCGATTCTTAGATTTGTGAATACGTAAGGCTCGTCCGAGAGCCTGTAGCGTAGCAATCTCAGATTTCAGCCCACGCGCATTAATGAGGTGGGTGATTTCCGGGATATCAATACCTGTTTGCATAATCGTAGTACCTATTAGGACTGAGACGGAGTCATCTTTAAAGGCGTCGATAGTCTTTTTTCGAGCAGCCAAATCATCTTTTCCTTCTAGTTTAAAGGAGTTAGGGATACGTGAATGCAAAATCTCAGCATGTTTAAGGTCTTTAACTATTATAAGGGTCCTGGATTGTTTTTGTTGAATTTTTTTCACTAAATCCACGATAATATCGTTGCGGTCATCATTCTCCGTGACGAACTTCTCGTATACCTCCCGGTAAGATAGCTCGGTATCCTCCACTGTGCCCGTATCTTTTATGGGTATTATTTGGATGAGCGGCTCGGTGAGGAATCCTTCGTCAATAAGACCTTTAGCGTCAACTTCTTCAATAATGCCGCCTAGTCCCGATATAAGATTTAGACGGCTCATAGGGTCCCGAGGTACTGTGGCAGTCATACCAATCCTGTAAGCAGCGTTAGGGAAAGACTTTATGACCTTGGTAGCGACCTTTCCTTTGGCGAATTCATGTACCTCATCAAAAATGATGAAGTCCGACTGTTTAAGGTGGCTATCAATAACCTTATCAATAGACTGGACAGTGCATAACGTCATGGGCTTGAGTATTACTCCGTCCCCGAAGGCTAGACCTACATCAATCCCCCACTCCCTAAGCTCGTCGTATGTTTGTTTGAGCAGCTGTTTTTTGGTGAAGAAGATAAGACCTGTTTTCCCTTCTAGAGCTTTAAGTAGCCCTCCGAGAATAAGAGTCTTTCCCGCGCCCGTAGGAGCCTTAACGATACATCCTTTGGCGTCTAATGCCTTTCTAATCATGGATTCTTGATAATCTCGTAAAGTTATCCCGGGTAAAGAGATATCGTCAGAGTGGGTAGCAGTCCTCAAATCCTCTATTTCGTAGTCCATACCTAAATAAGTAAGGTCTTCCTCGATATGAGATAAAAGACCGGTTCCGAACTTTCCTGTTTTATCAGAGAAAAAATGCTTTTCGCCATTCCAGCCGCCCTTTTTATAGGCAGAAGAATAGTTATAGCCGGGAACCTTTGCGCTATATTTCTTTTTTAAAGTTGTTAAGAGCTTTTTATTGCTTGTTTTTAGAAAAGAAACATTATTTTCAACAATAATTTTTAGCATATCACTATTATAGTATAATAGTATCAAACTATTTTAATTAAACATGCCAAAACCCGAAAAAGAAAAAAGTCTTATTGAGCTTGCTAGAGAACATATGGAGAAGCAGGGTGCCTCTCCCGAGCAAGGAGTGGACATTCCCGAGGCACCCGTTGCCAGTCGCCATCAAAGCGCTGTAAAACCTACTTCCGATAAGGGGGAGGAAACTCCACAAATTAAAGAACACTTTGACGGCAAACTATCAGATGCAGTAGCAGACCTCCTTTCTAATGTAACGACTAACCAAGACTGGAGAGCCTTAAAACTCCCCTCAAGAGGATTGGCTTATGTAGACTGTGACGAAAGTATTATGATTAAACCTTTTACTTTTGCACAAGAAAGAAAGTTACGCAGCATTAAAACCAATGCTCAAGGACTAAAGGTGATTAACGCTTTGATTGAAGATTGTGTGCGCGGGCTAGATTACGACTCAATGACTTTAGAAGACAAAAATTATATTTTGTTTAAATTAAGAGAGATTTCTTATGGTGATGACTATACTATTCAGGCAGAGTGTCAGGAATGCCAGTCAGTTAATAAACTGACCGTGAAAATTTCAGAGGTTCCTGTCACTTACGCAGAAGATGGGTTTCAAGAGCCCCTTACGGTCACCCTACCAGATTCCCAACAAGAAGTTAGGTTCATAACTCCTCGATGCAAAGATGAGCAGTACCTGGAAAGTGCCGGGAAATTAATTGATAATTTATGGCGCTTCGCTTTATCGGTGGGACAGTACAGCGAGAAAAAAATAATTAAAGGTTTCTTCGAAGCTACTACAGTCCGCGACGTTGCGTATTTCCGTGAGGCTCTTACGAAAGATAATTACGGCATGAATAAAGCGATGTCTTACGAGTGCGCGAATTGTGATGCGGTCACCGAAAGTCTTATTCCGTTTACAGAATCTTTTTTCTCAGTGAGCTAGAAGCGCGAATCTCCGCTCTAGCGTCGGAAGCTTATTATTTAGTAAAACACGCGAGGTTCAGTTACCAAGACGTGCTACTTATGCCAGCTGTTGAAAGAGATGAGTTTATGGGGCTATTAATTGATGAGAATCAAAGGGAAAAAGAGTCCTATGACTCCCTAAATAAATAAGAGATGACTACATTCAACGGCGTTACTGTAATTCAAAGGGGCAATCGACCTTCACCTATTATTCCAGCTAAACTGGACTTTTTCAACTATGTTGCGGGCGAACTAAGCGACCCTTTCCAGGTATGCTCTGTTCACATTTTCCCTAATACCGCCTTTGGTACCGCATCTCCCTACGTAAACCAAACTCCTGGGGATACTGATTACGGTTTGGTGAGCTCTACTGCCACCAATATGGTGTTCCATAACTATAAACGGAGCGAGCAGGGTGCGAGAATTGGGTTTGATGCTAATGTAAGTGCTTGTGCTGCCGAGACCGATTACGAAGGAGATTTACGCTATAGCGCGTCTTCAATTTTCAAAGAAAAAGTAGGTCATTTCAGCGTTATTCTTCAGCCTAGCGGAACGTATTGGAAAACGGCGGACTGGGACCCCTCGTACAACAATACTGCCTCTGCGACCGGAGGGTATATTGATATCTGGACTGTGGTACACGCCGAAGGTTCTAGAGCCCAGATTTATGTAAACACCTTCAACATGGATACCGCTAATACGTTTGCGGTTTCCGAACCACTTGAAGTTACTACCTCCAACAAACTAGTTCAACGGTACGTGCAACTGGGAAGCAAGAAAAGGCTTCAAATACAAACTGAAATTGTGGTAGACAATGAATCTATTAAACAAAATCTTCGTAATCTAATGGAGACAGGCTCGTTGCTGTCCAACCCAAAAATTAGTATTACCAAACTAAACGAAAGTCCGATTTTGGATGCCCGAGTCCAGGTAACCGGGGAAAGTGGTGCAGGTGGGTTCCAGTCCGAAGGGGTATCTTTAGATAGCCAAGGAACTATTAGCTACGTATGGGATACTAATAATATATCACCCTTCTACACTGGTGAGAAACTCGGTAGTGAAATGGGGGTTTACGAGGTCGCTGTCCAGTATGACGTAGCGGAAGAAACTATCGTAAGCCCTAGATTTAAGTTAATAGCGAGGTAGCGTCTAGCTCCCAATCTGCCTTGAAGATGTTTGAGTATATATAACCCCCGAAATCCTTGCGGTCAGAGGCTACCCAAAAATCATTCCAGTCTTTATGCTCCTTCGGGGGAACTAATGAGTAGATGTCTGTGGTCCTTTGTGCCAGCATCCTCTTACGAGCCTCATAGAAGCCCTCTCGTCCACTTTCATCGTTATCATAGGCGAGGATTACCTTCTTGCCCTTAAGCTCCTTAGCTTGGACTGTAGACATCTTACAGCCCTGCGTACAGGTGGCGTTGTACCCCGCTGAACGGAGGGACATCGCGTCCAACGGACCCTCCGTAACAATAACATAATCCTTAGTTTTGTCATACGGATACAAAATCTCAGAAGTCTTGATTCCATAAAGACCCTTGCTTGGATTCAGGTATTTTGGGTCTCGGTTAACAAGAGTTCTGGCTTGAAAATAAAAAGGATTTCCTTTCTCCGTAAAGTATGGGATAATAACACGTTGAAAGTATCGACCTGTACGTCCAACGTAAAACTTAAAGGAAGATAGTTTTCGTTCGATAGCGAACTTGGAAGCGAGACGCTTGAGGTTACTTGGGGAGTTGATATCAGATTTAGGGTTTACCTCCATCCACTCCTTACTGTCACTATCAATGGTGCGGGTGACCCCGATTGCTTTATTGTCTACGTTCAAGGTAGATACGTCGAAGAGGTCGGCTCCCGCGTCAAAAGCCTTACGTTTTAAAAAATGTTTTGCGGACTGATATGGGACGTTCTCAATATGAGATACTAGGTGAACCAGATTCCCCTTCTCACCTGATTTGAAATCCGTCCATAGCCCCGAATCAAGATTTACATACAGTTTTTGCTTGTTATCGTCTGTAAAAATGGAGTTAATTCGTAGTTCCCTGCCAGACTCCAAGGACTCAGGGAAGAGTTCAGAGAGGTAGGTCTTAATAATATTGGCTGGGACGAACATCAAGTATATAATAGCAGCGACGAACGCCAAAAAATCCCGATATTACCGGAAAAAAAACACTATAATAACTAATAAGACCTAAAATTATGTTTATAAACAAAGTCTCCCCAAGTAAGATAAAGGTTTACGACGAATGCAAGCTGAAGTACAAATTTAAGTACGTCGATTACTTGCCTGAGAAGTCTACCAATACCGATGCTCTGCAATTTGGTTCTTACATTCACAAGATTTTTGAAGACGGTGTAGCAAGTACATCAGCGGAAGAACTTAATGAGATTGCGAAGGTCTTACGTCGGAACTACACTTTCGACAAAGAGCGCGAAGTGAAGATTGAGAAGTGCATTAACAACTTCTTTGCATTCAATAACTCGCTTTCTTCTTGTGAACAAATCTCAACCGAGCAATCTTTTGCGGTTGAACTTAAGCATGGATACGCTGTAAACGGAATTATTGACCGTATCGTAAAGAGTCAGGACGGGGGCTATCTTGTAATCGACTACAAGACAAGCAAAAGAGCCTCTACCAAAAGGGAGTTATTTAACGACCCTCAAATGCTCTTATACGCTTACGCAGTGTCGGTGTTGTACACTGTCCCTATTGCTTCAATAACTTTAGCCCACTACTACCCCCACATGGACAAATTGGTTCATGTTAAATTTTCTGAGCCTCATGTCTTGATGTACATGAGGAAGCTGACACAGAAAATTTGGGAGATTAGGAAGAAAAAAAAGGATGACTTCTTCCCACAGGTAAACCAGTATTGTGACTGGTGTGGGTACAAAGGTATGTGCCCTAAACAGAACCCAACTACTCACTTAACTGAGTATGTTGAGGCTGTTAAATCCAAGAAAGCAAAGAAGAGAAAGGTCCCTTTAGGGACTAAGGTCTGAAAGTAACAGGTTCAATACTTAGTTAAGTATTAAGAATCAGCTTCTTCTTTCATTACGAAATACTTGGGGTCTTCATATATAAGAGGATAATAATCCTCTATGCTGACCGATTCAAAGAAGTTTCTTACTTCCTGGATACTGTACTTATGCTTTTTTGTATATGCTGATACAAGGGTAGATAACTTTAATGGTCTTTGTGTTTCTAAAGATTTTAAAACTTTTTCTTGAAATATTTCAATAAAGTGTGTAGAAAACCTGTATCTCCATGCTTCTTTAAACTTTAGAGATAAACAGTAATTTATTTGTTCCATGAATTCGCTAAGACGTATAGAATCATCCATAATTTATATTTTATATATAATATAGAGAAACTTGAACCAGTTCTGACACATAAAATGGTAAAAATTTTAAAAACTAAATATTTGGGTACGACCCGGAAGCTTCCGACAAAGGAACAGGCGGAAAAACATTCGAAAAGGGTAGCTAAAGGCTGTTTATTTTCCTTCTACTACAGGTCCAAGAGTGCTACTGACCTTAACCCCCTAATTATTATGATTTCTCCAAAATGGATTGCCAAAAAAGGAGGCTCTTATTTTACCGGGGTCAACCTAAACACTTTTCCTAAAGATATTCGTCAGGAACTTATTAAGGAGTTCGGTGGACTACCTGTCGGTTCTGTTTCGTACAACGACATTAAAGCTGCTTCCAAGCGTCATCCCTCGTGTTGTGTCAGGACGTATAACGTAAATAAGGTACGAGCCCTACATAAAGTAGAGATTTAATATGTCTGAAGAAAAAATCGACCCCGCACAGCAGAAAATTATAGACTTGCTTTCACAGATTGCAAGTGATAAACGTGGTGGCAAAACGGAAGAGGCGGAAGCTAGGCGAAACACAAATTTCAAGAAAAACACCCGGGCTATCAGAGATAATGGGTTAGCTTTAGTGGGGCTCCACCAGGGCATGCTCAGTCTGAAATCCATGATAGGAAAGCAGCTTCAGATGAATCAAGGTTTAGCGACCGCTTTGGGGCAGACTGGAGACGCCGCGAAAGGTATTTCTGAGGCTACTGGCCGATTCCTCAGAGGTCAGCAAGGCGCAGAGCAAATGGTCAAGGTGTTTAAAGACGCCGTAGACATGGGAATGACACGGTTTTCCGACCAAACTCTACGGTTTGGCACACAATTGAAGGTTCTTGGTATTCAGAACAGAACTTCTTTTCAATTAATGCGGGTTAATACCCAGGCACTCGGTTTAGCGGAAGAAGCCTCCCTTGGTCTTGCCCAAGATTTAATCACAACTGCCATCGAGAACAAGGACTCTATATCCGGTCTCATCGGCGCCATCAATAGTATGAAGGATGCGATGATAGACACTGCTGTGGAGCTAGGTCCGAAAGCAGCTATGAATGCTCAGAAAATAGCAGCTATGATGTCGCAAGGTAACTCTGAGCTACAAGAGTCGTCCGCTAAATTCGTTAAATCGTTCTTAGCAGGTAGTGATGGGTATATGAAAGCTGCCAAGCTAGGTGTTCAATTCACTGGCAAAGAAAGTACTGCTGAGATGGCTCGTAAATTCGAAACCATCCTTGGTAAGATACAGGGTCTACAGGCTGGTAAACAAGGAGCAGGTTCTCAATTCTTCTTTGATGCCATGGAGAGGTCCCTTGGTTTAAGTAGAGAGGACTTCAACCTTCAAACGCAGATAGGAACAAGTATTCATGCTCTAAAGGAAGGTAATATTAAACAATTAGCTCAGGAGAGCGCTAGCATAAACGCACAACAGACTTTCTGGAACAGAACAGAGTCCCTCCAAACAAACATATCGGAGGGAGTCGGAAACACTACGACAAAACTGAACGAAATACTCACTAAAATTGATGGTTTCAATCCGACACTAGGGAACTACCTTGTCCCTATTTTAGGCGGGATTGTTTCCCTGGTGGGTCTTCTAGGACTCAAAAGTCTCGGAAGGGTATTTTGGACCCCCATTAAATGGCTCGGCAAAGGTCTAGGGAGGGGGCTTAGTGGATTGGGAGTTGTTCTCGCCAACAAAATTTTTGGGGTAAAAAGTGCGGTAATGAAAACCTCTGGCAAAACTATTCATGGCGCAGCGGCTAAAGGCGCTGTTAAAAAAGGTAGTGCTGTAGCTATCCAAAAAGGATTCTTTAAAGGGTTGGTCAAAAAGATACCTATTATCGGCGCAATTGCTGGCGCGGGCTACGCAGTTAGTAGAGCCGTGAAAGGGGACTGGACGGGGGCGGCTATGGAGCTTGCTTCAGGTGTCGCAAGTACAATGCCAGGATTAGGGACGGCTGCTTCCGTAGGCATCGATGCGGGTCTTATAGCCAGAGACGTAGCAAACAGCCCGACCGGAAAAGTAGCAGACTCGGCAGGAGGCACCTTCGCAGCTTCCATGTCCGAGGAGACTGCCCCCATGGTTGCACAAGCAGAGCAAAGAGCCAAATCAATGGACTTCGGTATGTCTGATGCCGGTCAGCAAGCACTCGGTTCCGTAACAAATGCTTTGCAGGAAAATACCACTGTATTAAGAGAAATTCTAGAGTCTAATAAAGAAAGTAACAATCTGAATGAAGACCAACTTAAAATTATGTCTGATGACGGGGGACACACACGAATTAGAGCCGGGAGGATGGCATATTGAGCATGAACCAAACTGATTTTGTAAACGCGATGGTGCAAAGTGATAGCGATTTCTCTCAATCGTATAGCACTTCAAGTAAAGATACGGGGCAGATAAATGCCAAGCTTAATCCTATAGATAGATTTCAGTTGAATCAAGCTATTGAGAGACGGGCAGGACTTCGTTTTAATTATGCTCCTGTTCACGGGGACCCGAACCCTGCGGTAAATGATTATAATTACCAGCAAACAAGAAGAGTGTGGATTCCGTTCTTCGAAAACCCCATGATAACGGAATCTAGAAAGGCGAATTACGCAAGTAAGAAAATACTTTTACGAAATGAGCCCGTTAGACTTTACACAGGAAGTGAAGCAAGAAAAATCAAGATAGATATTCATTATAGTCTTATACATATGGCTTCAATGATTGGGCAGCAAGATTTGACTGAAATGTTTGCTATTAACACTGGACGAATGGATATCTACAACGATACCCTAGCCGTTACCAAGTATCTACAAGATACTTTGGAGAGAGATACCGGCTCTACAGCGGGAGCGGAATCTGATTCTGACTTAACCAGAAAAGCTCACGAGCGAGGACATTCCTCGGAGGGTCCTTGGGGTCCGAACAACTGGTGGAAAAACCCAGAACAACCTTCTCCACGCCCCAATTACTGGAATTTCGCGTTAATGTGGGTGATGCGAACTACACCACAGTGGGTTAATCACCATAAAATAATGCAAAAAGTTATAAACAACATTAGAAGCGCCGTTATAGGTACTCAACAGATGCCCGTAAAAGGTCCTCCTATTGTCGAATTAAAGTGGGGCACCATGTATAACTACACCCCTTGTATTGTAACAGATTATAAAATACAGCCAATTGAGAATGCGGGATACGACACAAAGTCATTAACCGCGCAGCGTCTAAAGGTATCCCTCAGCCTTGAGGAGATGAGAAATGTTAACGGAAATTTATGGGGTAATCCCGAGATTGGAGGGGACCTTCCAGGATGGGACTCTATTGCCCGTCTCGGTAACATTGACCCTGTTCCTACAGACCTTCCTAGAAGTCCCATAACCCCTAACAATACGGTCAGGTAAACCAATGGCATTAAACGGAGATAGACAAAATATTTTTCAAGGAACAGTTATTTCCCATAGAGGAAAGACTATAACAGATATAGGAATGTCTAAAAAGTATAGAAGTTTTATAACTTCAATACAAGAGCCTAACCAATCTAAGGTTGCGGTTGTTCCTAACAATATGGAAGGTCGTCCTGATTTGCTGGCTTATGCGGCATACGGTAACGAGCTTTTGTGGTGGGTTATCGTAGAAGCAAACAACGTATATGATTACGAAGAAGACCTAAAAGCAGGTACCCAAATAATTATCCCAATACTTTAAAATGACAAAGACAGCCGCGTACAATGCTAACGAGGTTGCGGCAGTTTACATGTCGCTTAACCGGGATGACCTCCTGTCCACAGACGAAGGCGGTTCTAGGCTAAGTTCGGATACCACGTTAAGAAACGGTTTTTATGGTCTATCAGACCCATTTAATTTGAGGGGTATGCTTGAGTCCTTTGAGGTGGACTTCTCTCAGAGCTCAGGTAAGCAATCCTATCGTATTCGAATCCTAAACCCGACCTCGGAGCTAGAGGTACTTTTGTTGGGTTTTTACGACGAGGTATTCCCTTCTACCATGTCTACGTTTAAGCAGTTTAAAACAGCCGCTGAACAGGAAGCGAGAATGCTTGACGTTGTCGGTGACCTAGACAAAGAGCTTTTAGCTAATGACTCTCCTCCCGCACTTCCCTCCATATACTTAAGGTTTGGGTACGGCACCGAGGCCGATACGGGACTGTCAAGAATTCACAAGGCTAAAATTTTCGATATTAAATATTATGTATCGGACAAAGAAGATAGGGTAATTGAGCTTCATGCGGTTGACCTATTCTCTTACTCTAAACAAAATCCGGATTTTAACAGACGCCCGTACATCGCAAGAGTACCAGTTTCCGATGAGGTAGACGGTCAATTATCGCTTAGGAAACCTTCCGAAATTTTAACCGAGATATTTGCCCTCTATACAAGCACTTACCCTGAATGCGTTCCTATTGTGGACTTGGGGTCTTACACTGATAGTATTGATAACCTCGTATATTCAGTCGCCAAGGCGTTAGGGGAAAGCGATGCTATATCTGACCGGAACGCTGCCCTTAAAGAGGAGGGTCTTGAAGTTACTGAGAGCGACGTAGTAACAGCCGAGGGATTAACTGAAGAAGAGGTAAAAGCGTTCGAGGACTTGCTGGACCGTCCTCTTATCACCGCTAAAAATATAGACCGTGGTGTTGATGGAACCGTAACTCCCCAAATCTTGTACCAAGCTTTTAAGATGGTTTTTGAGTCAATCGGCTTAAAGTGGGAGATGAACCCGGTCGGTGCTCCAGAACCTGTAACTGGCGTTTTATCGCCTAACCAGACAACTGGTTCTAATGTTGACCCTGGCAAGGGTCTTGAAGACGAAGCCAATTCGGCTTCCAATATTAATAATCTAAAGGTTAACATTCAAACGGAATGGTTGGAGCCTTCATTTGAGCCCAAGTATACTAAGGTTCAATCGACGGACCCCGAGCTGGATGGTCAAAAAAGATTAAGTTTTTGGCCGATGGGTCTTAAGAGAACCTACGCCACCAGCGCCAGGGTCATAGGAACCGGTGAGCAAATAAGACCTCTTACTACTGAAGAAAAAGCCGCCCACCCGGAGTGGCGTATATGGCTTAATGCAGGGATGGTGAACCCCCAAAATACCGAGGACTTCCCCGGCTTCGCTTTAGCGGACCCCGAAGAGTTCAGCCCCGACGATTCTTTTAAATTCTCGTTTACTGTTGAGAAACTACAATCATATTTCTTTGCAGAGTCCGTAATAGATGCAAAGAACGCGTTAGCCCTAGGCACAGGTGACAGTTCTCTTCAGCCCATCCCGGTTAGTTTCCCTATCGTAGTTTATCCAGCTCACACCCAACAAAGTGCCTTTTCTACAGTACCCTTATTTGGGGAACAAAATAATGTTGTAGGTCCATCGGTAGCTGGAACCTTTACCGGCGAACTCGCGCCGCTTATCGACGTTGAGAGTGGAATGTGGCAACCTTATGCTTACTGGGAAACTTTTCCTGAAAGCCCAATTCAGGATTGGGCTTGGTACGCTAATGAGGTATACCAGAACAGTTACCGGTTTGACCCCCTCCCGCTCCATAAACTTGCTATTAACCCTTTGCTAGTAAATTTAGAGCCTACCGCCGAAACTGCACTATGGATTCTCCTTAATATACAAAATTACGATGAGAACAAACAGAAGCAGCAAGAGGACCTGCGCAAAGGGTTGGAAGAACTTGCAAAGTCAGCCAAAAAAACTTTTTCCGGAATCACTCAGTTTATTTCCGAAAGACCCAAACCTGGCGAAGCAACTAGATTCCGTAAATTTATTGATAGATTTTCAAATGCGTATGTAAGTATGGGCGATGACGGTGAGAACCCTCATATCAGCGCGTTCCTACAATCTATTCTCAATAACCTCAATAGATTGTTAATAGGAAAGAGTTCTAAAATGAGGGTAGTGCAAGTGCAGGTTAATGCCCTTACTCCCGCCGACAAAAAGAACTTGCAAGAGAATTCTGCTCTTTTTAATGGTATTACTTGGGAGGAAACGTGGGCAAACAATAATAACTGTCTTCTTCTCCTAATGCCTGGAGATAGTATTATATCTCAATATTCCGATAGCGTAATAAGACCTATTTTGTCTTTCCCACAAACTAATAGAGGTACGGGACCTAAGTATTGTTGGTTGGATTATGGAACCCCGGATTCTATCGTAGCGAACGTAGAGTTTACGGGGGATACTCGTGTGCTTGTTAACCTAGCACAAAGTAATTACAGCGTGAGACAGTGGAATGACGTAAGGCAACTTTTTGACGGGAACGAAACTATTTCCAATGAGTTAATTTCCAATACCATTTCTAATATCTTGGCCGACAAAATAGCTAATATTGATGATACCCAATCCGTAGAAGCGCAACTACAGCAAAAGGAAGAGCTGCAAAGGTTACAAAAAATAGCACATAACCAGTCTAATATGGAGATTAATGTAGAGCTTCTCGAACTACTACCAGAATTATTATCCTCGTACCAAGTAGACCCTAAAACTGGTGAGGATGAATTATCTGAATTAGAGGTTGTTACTGAAAATAGTGCCTTAGAATTAAGAAAATTAGCAAGTCTTGTGTCCAACCCAAAAATATTGCATACGCTTTATCCTGATGTTTATGGGGTGGATGGACAAACTAATAACATGACTACCCCGGCAATTAAAGTTACGGCAAATGGAATCGTGAGGGAAGATAAACCTGTTCGGTTATTACGACAACGAATAGATTTAGATAGTATGAGAAGTCGAATATCTAAAGTAGAACAATCGCGAAAGATAACTGACGTGGCGTACAACTATTCTGTCGCGATGCAACAAGAAGCATTTACCATAAAATTAACCACTTTGGGTATACCTGAAATTGATGACCCTGCATCAGAGTACCTAAGCAGACGAATATGTTTTAAATATTATGACCCTCGATTAGCCAACGGGTCACTTCATTGGCTTAGTGGCGTGTACCAATTAACAGGCTTTAAACACCGGCTCAACCCATCACAAGGGTTCCTCACCGAATTGGAGATGGTTAGACTCCCGAATGAAAGCCTAACTAATCTTAAGGAGGTAACATAATGCCTATTAAGAAAAGTGATATCGAAGCTAGGCGTTCCTGGTTGGCGAATTATGCGAGAAACACGCTTGATAGTATGTTGCCGTTTGGCGACGAGACTCCAGTACAAGAGGAAGTCACGTCGAGAACTTCCCAAAGGCACGGCTTTTTTGCTTTAGGCACAGTAGTACAAACTCTTGATGAACAAAGAGCAGGTAGAATTCGGGTTACTTCCCCCGCATTCCCCGAAGGCGCACAAACATGTGATTATGTATCTCCAATTGCTGGAGCTGGTTATGGTTTTTTTGCTGTACCAGGAATAGGTGCAACGGTTCTGGTAGCTCGAGTAGCATCCAACGACCCGCCTTCTCAAAATATCTGGCTGGGCTGTTTGTATGCTCCGGGTCAGGCTGACCTACCCGACACTAAAACTCAACCTTATATTTTAGGAGAAGCTTCTCAACTTCCGAAAAACGAAGTAATGGATAATGGTGAGGCTCCCCCCAATGACCCCACTGTCTCTTATGGGGTACCTAACGAGTCGGATGTTTATCGGGATAATGACCTCCCCGATTCTTTCGTATTAAAACACCCAAAAGGACACAGTATATCCTTAACAGATAAGAACACGTCTGAACGTAAAACAAACGAAATTAAATTAAAGACGGGAGGAAACAAGAGACTTGTTATGAGTGATGCTCCCGCCCCCACGGGAGGAGAAAATATTACCCTCGTTGACGAGAATAATAATCAGGTAAAAATCACAAGCGTTGGTCATGGAAATGTGGGAGATGATTCCATTATAACAAGTGTAGGGGGAAATGTAGAAGTAAATACCGAGACGGGAGCGATGGAGCACACCATCAGCAAAAGAAGTACAAAACACTTCTCCGTAGATAACTTGGGGTTAGGTGATATAGAACTAACGTCACATAATGGACACATTGTATTAGAAGCGGAAGCAGGAATCACTATAAAATGTGGGGCTTGTAGTATCGTTATGACTCCCGATGCTATTAATATTAATGGTCCTAATGGAGATGTGGTTATCGAACAAACCTCACTCAACAACCATACGCACCCATACACTGACACCAACGTACCACTCGGCACCGTGCCAACTCAGCCACCATCCCCATAACCATGGTTACAGTCATAGAAAAAGAAATATACGGAAGCTCTCTTTGCTTTTGGGGGAATACTAGAGATACCCCCGATAGGAATGCGGATGATTTGTCCCCATACTTCGGACAGACGTACCAATTAGACACGGTTTCCGGTAGCCAAACAGTGTATAGGAATAGGGACCCACAGTCTAACGGAGCATTCCCCCCAACTCCAAAAATTATAAGCAAGTTAAGTATTGAACCTTTATGGACCTATAGTAATATAAATCCTAATAGTGTTGCTGGCCCGGGAGGGGGAAGTCCGTACACCGCATTTTTCGGGAATGTGAGAGTACAGCCTTATATTGCAACCCAACCTCTTAACAATCTAACCCAAAACTTCTTTGCTTTCTCCGCAAGCAATGATGTAGAATGGAAACTGAATCAATGGGGTCCTACCGCTGGTCTCGAAGAAGGTGCTAACGATATACATTATGACGATAAATTCGTATTACAGCCATGGGAAGATTTAAAAGTAAGACTGCTTAACGCTGATTTATCTGGAGAACTACAGACCCTGCCCGCTGGCAATCCAACTGCCATCGCCGCACGTCTCGGACAGTGGGTCGATAACTGGTATAACTCAACGCAGCCTGTCGCCAAGATTCGCATTGAACTTGATGAATTCACTCCTTCCTCCCAATATTTTCATCGAGCAAGTCTTAATGATATTGAGTTAAAGGCTACTGAGATTTACGGCAATTACCAGGACATAACCCTTTTAGATTTCCGCAGTAACTCCCCCACCCTAAACAAACCCCCATTTAACACCTCTTCGTTTACTTCTTTTAGTTTAGAGAATTTAGATTTTAGAAGCGCGTACCCCTGGGGAGGAATTTCCACAACTAAATTTATGTATTCTATAATGTTGCACACTGAAGGTAATCCCCCCGCAACCAGATATATCAGAAAGTACGTTAGGTTCACAGGAGGCGTAGCCTCTGATTTAGAAATAAATGGGCTTTTAAAGGATATAGGACCGTTGTTAGTAGACAAAGGACAGTGGTTGGCAGTTAGGCTGCACAATTTTGAATCAACCATACCAACCGCAACAGAAGCCCTTACCGCCAGACAAATGCCAGGATTTTGGCTCAACGGAACAATAACCTAAATATAATAGACTAATGACGTTATTCACAGAAAAATCTCTTAACTTGATGCCATCACAGGCATTGACGGGGTTAAGCAATTCCTTGCTTGTAGATAAAGAGGCAAAACAAGTTTCTTTGGCAACGGCTAACAATAAAATCGCCAAACTCTCAGGGACGTCAGTTTTACGAAACCCAGTAGCAGGTAGAATTCAAGTCGCTAACGGCGAAGGTCCATCCGCTGCAACCACACAGGAATCTATGAGTGCTCCTGCTGTATCAGTCTCTAACGGAGCGTCCTTACTTAATAACTCAGAAATGAACCCCAATGGAGCGCCCGTATATGTGCCCGGCACCGTTCCACCTGAAACATCTTCACAGGACATCGCTGAAATGTCCTCAGAAGTAAACTCATACTTCTCTACTACCGAAACGCCTACAAGTAATATAACTACAGGAAAAATATCGGTATTACAGATAGCCGCATCCGAGATTGCAGCGGGAATTAAGCAGATAGATACCACAATTGATTTGATTTCTCTTATTTTAGAGCGGAGAGCAAATGGCGAGCTGCCAAACCCAGCTCTTAATTTTTCAGCCTTGAATTTGGACGATATTCCTGAGTTTGCCAAAGAAAAATTGGATGCGGCTCTTGATGCCAACGAAAATCTTATTCAGAACAAAATCATTGCTCCTTTTGTTGCGAACCAACGTATACTCAATACACTGAAAGCACAGGCTTCAGGTATCTTGGGGGATTTGGACCCCGTGTTTGACCTAGATTTTGGTCCCCCTATCTCTACTACAGATAGGTTCGTGCTATCACAAGACGGTCTTTATTATAACTCTAGAACAGCTAAAGTCCCTGACATAGTTCCGTACCCCGTGTCTGCTAATATGTGGAACCTTCAATACGATTCTAATAGGGGTGGACGCGGTTTATCTTTTACGGAAGAGGATGGAGAGAGCACTGTAAATACTATTTTTGATTTAAACAAGGCATACGAAAAAGAGAACCCCAGAGTTAAAGACTTTCTTGAATTTGATGATATTCTTCAACAGTTTGAAGACGATAAAATGTCTCATATGACCGAGGTTTCCGGATATATCAGCGAGATTCTAGCAAACGGGTACGGTCCCACAGACGCGATTGTCCAGTCCTATACCGCGCAGCTAGGCGCTGTGGCATCTGTGTATGATGGAAAGATAAAAAAGAGAAAGAGACAGCTGACAATCGCAGCGGTTTACGGGAGAAACGATTTCGCAGTAACCAATAGAACCCACCCTCTCGGTGAAGGTCTATTCTTTCAGTACGAACCCCCGCAAGGCAAAGCTTTTGAGTACAAGTTACAGTATAAGGAATTACCCGACAAACTAAAAAGCGTAACTTTCTACACTCTAGAAGGAGGTCAGACAGTTCCGTATAATACCCAGTCAAAACAAGTAGTGGATGTTCAGTTACCAGAAAACATTTTGGCTAAAGTTGGTAGTTGGAAACAAATTCCCCGAATCCCCGTTAACGATTTCTCCTACTTAAAGCAATCGGATATTCCTTTAAACGCACAAAAAAATATAACCCTATTCTCAGAGGACCTAAACACCGTTATCGTTCCATATCAAGCTCGGTATGTGGTGGCTCCAACTGACCGCCCCGTTCGGTCCGTGGACTCGTTGGCGGTAGACCCTATTGGTTTGGGAGACTGGACTCACAGACAAACCTACGGCAGTTTGAGTGCAACAACTCCTTTGTATAAATCCTTAACTGATGATATTGTGTCTGATGGTCTATTGGCGTGTTACAATTTCCTAGACCCAGACGCCGTCACCCAACCGTCTGGAACTTTATACGCTTTAAATAATGCAGCCGAAGGTTCGACCCGTCTCGACGCAAAATTAGTGGGGTGGGATAAATCACTAGTATTTCCTTCGGGTGTTGGTCAAGCTTATTTCGCAGGAACCATATTTGATGAACGCGAATCCCAAAATCCTTTATGGGCTAATGTCTCTGGGTCTTATGCTCGACTACCTAACTCTACAAGAAACTACAATTTACTTGAACCTAATATCCCATTCAACGGAGTTAGACCTTTAGATAATTTATTCTACAGTAAGAAGGGAATTTCGATTGATTTCTGGGCTTACGTGCCTAATGTACACAAGAATATGACGGATACTCATAGGTACAGGTTAGCGTTTGCTAATGAGAACAGTGGTCCTGTAGCATCCAATTATGTAGCCGCATCCACTCAGTCGAAAGCTGGAGGCACTAACTTTGCTAGAACTATAGGTATGATAATGGGTTGGAGAGACCAGGGCTCCCCAAAAACTAACACTTTGGGGGCATATCCTTTTTATTCAAGCGGGTTGGAGTTTTGTATTGCGCCTACTGTAGGACAAAACCAATCTTATACAACCACTCCACAAACATCTTGGGGACATAGTGTGTGTTTAGCCGAGCGATGGGCCGCCTCCGCAGGAATTACACCTCCGCCAGGAGAAACTACCCAAGTAGGAATGTTTATTCCTAGTTCGGTCCTAACTTCAAGTGGCTATGGAATCCAGGACGTTAGCTCGGGATACCACCATATCAATATATCTTTTGACTACAATAAAGAGAAAGTAGATTTCCATTTTGATGGAGAATTACTTACCACCTCTTCATTAACTGACGTATTGGGAGGCTCCCCTAATGATACAGTGCTTCCAACGGCAGTAAAAATGAATCTAGAGAACCAAACTGATGTTATTAGTTTTAATGACCCTACGACCGAGAGCTTTTTAGGAAATACGGTTTATGATGAGAGGTGTACCCCGGAGCGAGTAGCATTCCCAGTATTCACCCCTTGGATTATTGGTGGTGGGTATACGGATAACATTCCAAGAATCCCCGGCACCAGCTCTAGACCCCAAGGGTTTCTAGGGAGCAACGCAAATAACTTCCATCAGCAGACACAAAAAGGTGATTCCGTAAGCTCAATCACTTTGGGAAATTTGGGGGATTATCCCGTGGGTCAGCATGACCCTCCCCTATCAGGAGGAACAGGAGGAACTCACCCCGCAAGAAGACAGATTCCCCGCAGTGGCTTAGATGGCTTTATCGGTAGTTTTAAGATTTATTCTCGACCTCTAAATACTTCTGAAGCTAAAATAAATTATGATAGCCAGAAAGGATTCTTTCACAATATCTTAATATCAAGCCCAGAATAAATGACTAATTTCGATTTAACCTACGTAAAAACTAACGCCAAGAAAAATATTTTTGGCGTAGCATTCCCGATGATGAAACAGGGAATTGGAGGTTACGTTGCACAGAACGAAAATCTAAGGTCATTGAGGGATTGCGTTATTCAGTTGATTATGACTGGAAGAGGGGCGAGAGTTATGAGACCAGATTTTGGGACTGACTTGAGAGCTTCCGTATTTGAACAGTTTACTGACGACCTAATTGACACTTTAAGGAGTCAGATTTTAGAAACTATTTCTAAATATGAACCGAGAGTTATTGTTAAGCGTATTTCTTTGACTCCCGACTACGAAAACCATACTTTAAAAGTAGAACTTTATATTACATCGAAAGATGATTTGCTAAACGGAGAACTGGTGGAGGTTCTCATATAATTATGCCAACCAACACTAATTATTCCCGTTATTTTAAAGGCTTGTATAACATATCAGGCTTTGATGGGTCCATTGAGTCCGACTTTTTAAAGTTAGGTCAGGTACCCGATGACCGAAAATCCGACCTTATTGATTATAATATCAATGGGTTTGACCAGTATCGTAAAGCTTTACAAGATTACTTAAAATCGGTCTATCCACTGGACTACAATAACTTTGCCGCCTCTGACCTGGGACAGATGCTGCTAGAAATGTTTGCTTATATGTCTTCCGTACTTGCTTTGCGGACTGATATGACAGCCAATGAAATGTACATTGATACTGTAAAGAGCGAGGATAATCTAAAAAGGCTTTTGGAGCTTATTGGGGTTCGTATGAAAGGTCCCACTGCGTCTAAAGCCACGGGACTATTAACATTTCCAGATAGCACTACACCAGTTCCTTCTGTTGTGATTAATCAAGCCTCCAGAACAATTGAGGTGATTAATCAGCGTAGCAATGTTCCATTGGCATACACCGTAACCAAGCAGTTAACAGACGGAACTTTAGATTTATTTTCTAAGGACTTATCCTTAGGTTCTGCTGATTTTGAAGGTCAAGTAGCAAGTAGTTTGTTTTTGGTTGAAGGAGCATTTAATACGGCAAACGGGACATTTAGAGGGGGGGTTAAAACCCGACAAACCTTTGAGATTACCGATGGACCTGTGATTGAAGGTAGTATCGGTGTTTCGTCCACTGAAGGTGGGGGTACTCTGTATAACGAAATCAGTAACTTATTCCTCGCCTCGGGAGGAGGCACTCCTGTTTTCGAAAAAACTTATACGGGAGGGTTTGGATGTGTCCTTACTTTTGGGGACGGAGTCAGAGGAAAGCTGCCAACTCCAGGAACGTCTTTTGTAGTTACTTATCGAACCGGAGGTGGGGGTAACGGAAACATTGCACGAGGAACTCTAAACAGTACTATTAGATGTTTTAATGGTCCTACTGCAACCCCGGTAGATGCTACCATAACAAACACAACTAAAGGTTCCGGAGGAAACCCGCCCGAGTCGGTAGAACACGCCAAACGATACGCGCCGTACTTCTTCAGGACTCAATATCGAGCAGTAACAGGGGAAGATTATAATACCCTTGCTAATTCTTTTGTGGGTACGGGGGGAACTACCGCCAAAGCTATGGCTTCATTACGGACTAACGGAGCCGCAGCCAATGTTATAGATTTGTTCGTATTATCAAAAGCGTCGAACAACCAACTGGAAAGGGCGTCCGTGGCGATGAAGAAAGAATTATTAGATTATTTCCAGAACTATAAGATGTTGACGGATGATATAGTCATCTCTGACGGAGTAGTAAGAACGTTAGATTTGGTAGCAACCCTTTATATTGATAAATCTAATAAGAGATTCATTGATTCGATTCAGCAAAAAGCAGCAGATAAATTGCTTGAGTTTTTTAATGTCGATAACTTAGCTTTCGGTGAAAAGATAAGCATGGCCGAACTGAATAATTTCATGTTAACTGTTCCTGAGATTAGATTCTTCCAAGTAAACAATCTCCCAGAAAACATTTACGTGAACTTTAATGAAATTGTTCAACTGAACAACTTTGAATTTACTACGGAGCTTGTATAACCATGACGATGTCGGATAAAGGTGCGGGACAACAACATTTTAAATCTAATTACATTGAAGTAATCAGACGTATTGTTCCTGAATATTATGAATCAACCGAGTACAATCTCTTTGGTTCCGAGGAGGATTTACAGTACCGTGTACTTGGGTCTATCCTTTACCTTGCCAATAACGTTTCAAGTTTAATTGGAGCGCCGACAACGTATAACCTTCAAGTATCTTCTTTTAGCGGTAATGAATCATATGTCCCCTACTTCGTACCTTTCAATAATCTGACGGATGTAAGCCCCACTACCTATGAAAAGTATGTTTTAAGACCTTTAGGAAAAACCTTTGGAAGTTTTTCCACCAAAGAAGAATTTTCTAACTTCCTTCTAACATCGGCTCTTCCGCACACACAATTTAATTCTGTAACCGAGTTTTTTGGAAGCAGCTTTAGCTCGACAGTTGACCCTAACGCCACTACGATGTCTGGGGTAGCCAATACACTAATTGATAAACTGGGCTGGGTGTATTTTCAGAACACCCCCGGAACTGTAGTTGACTCTAACTCAGTTCCTGTAAGCTCTTTCCTGTATAGCTCTATAATGGACAACCTATACTACGGAAAGAGAATTCGAACTTCTGATGGGGTACGAAACTTATTTAAGTGGATGTACACGAACACTAAAGGAGACTCCTCTTTATGGGCTTCTGTACGTGAAAAGTTTGTCCCCGTCCCGTTTAACAACCCCTCTTCCACGTACGAACCTGACCCAGGTCAGGTAGGCAATTTCTATGCCTCTGGAGGACAGCTTGTAAGCGCCTTAGACACGCTTGTTAGTGTATGGGTAAATGAAGACGACCCTAACTCGTTATACTTCAGAGACATCGTTAACGCGTCTCTCCTGGGGCTTGACGTAAGCAGGATGGAGAACGCTGGTCCCATGGGCAAAATGCTCAAGGCACTTGCGTATGGATTCTATGATGTACAAACCTCTATTAGGGATATTCAATATTTGTTGGATATTGAGCAGTGCCCGGAAGAATTTTTACAGTACTTAGGAAGGTATTTGGGTTGGACATTTTTCTCTGATGACCCGGATAAATGGCGTGACCAACTTAGACAAGCTATTTACCTTTACAAAGCAAAAGGTACAAGACAGGCACTTGCGAATGCGGTAGGCATGGTCATCCCGTCTTCCGTATACACTCCAAATGCGGTTGTATCTGGACTACAAGAGTTGTGGGAATCTTATGTTCCAAACCTTCTATATTACACGCTTAAAACCGAGACCGACCTAGGAAAGAGTCCAGAGACATACAAAGCATTCAAAGCGTCATGGACTAAATCCCTAGAATCGTCGGGAATTCCTATAACCGTAACCAATTACGACCCACAAAATCAGGATAATAACGTACGATTCGCGGTAGACGCGATTTTAGAATTACTAAATCATCAGTATGGTTATTTAAAGATTGGCGGAATCCCTTATAAGGAAACAGCTTATTGGGAGCAGCAGAATAGTAGAGGCGTACAGCCAGGGTATTACTATCGAGATGCCGTTCTCCAAGTACCCCCATGGGAGGAGAGTAGATTTTACCAGAACTGTAAGATTGGTCCAAACATGGACAACTTCATTCGCAGTGTCTCGTCTATCCTATCACGGACATTTGATGAAGCGGGATGTGGAGTGTCTTCCACTGCTGCGAATAGTGTAGCCAAATATATATTAAGTTCTGCTTCTATTAAAGAAGCAGAAGGCATCAACGAGCCTGGATGGGGTGCGAATAACTCATTCAAGTTTATGACCTCTTCTTTACAACTTCCGTTTAACTACGAAAGTGTAATCAAGAACGGGGACCTGGACAGTATGAGTGTGTTTGATTTTTGGAACTCAAAATCTTCTGAAGTGCACTCAAAGTTTTTCGCATCGTCAATCGATTTCTCTTCTAATGATTTCACAAACTTAGCGAAGACGAAGCTTGGGCGTAAAGGAATCCCTACCATTGTCAATGTGTTCCGGCAGTTTGCGCCTTTCCACACCCTGAATAAGATTTATGTTGGGTCTAGTATTGTGGATGATTACTGGGGGACTCGATATGGTCCTGTAGATGACATAAACTACGATATTCCGTGGTCCGGAATCCAAGATATAGAAGTAGTTAATACTATTCAGTCGGACATGGACCAAATACATAGCACCTACACTGCCTCGGCTTTCCCGGGTGCGTGGGGTGCAGGAGGGTCGTTTAGTGGAGTAGGAGTATTTCCCAGCATCTACAATCCTCAGAGCGGAAGGTTCTTACCCTCTGCTACACTACACGGAACTAAAGGAACTACCCCTCAGGGGTATTTCTGGAGTGGAGGCGGCTCCGAGGATGATTTAGGTCTTAAGAAACTTATTGCGAGGAGAACCGCAGGAAGAAGAAAAGATTTAAAATATAAATTTACTGGATGGGCACAAAACAGACAAGGACTTAACCAGCCAATTGCTACAGATTGGTTTGGAATGAGCGGGGGTACGCTCCAACCCGTTCTCAAAGGAAGAGGGTTAAACCTCCCCGGCTTCGTACCAAAAGGATTTAATTTCTCTTCCCAAAGTTTCGTGGATACAAGGGGAAGTCTATCGTCGGTATACTCATACTACAACACCTCCGCAACCCCGTTCTTTGAGTTCCAAGCGTCATCTTTCTTCCCAGCACGAGCTATTCCTGATTTCGAACCCAATGCCTCTAGCTTTAACCAGCTTAGAGACGTCTTTGGCTCTCAGATTCTGCGGGCTATGACCAACATCTTTGTAAGACGAGGAAGAAAGGATGCTAGATGGTATAGATTTACCGACCAAGGATTTGAGAACTTCAAATTCGGAACAGGCGTACAAAAACTTTACTGGGATTACAACAACACATTCAGGAGACAACTTCAATGCTGGGTGGACCAGGAAACTCAAGTTGATGGAGATAGGTACGCAGGCGGATTCAATATACTAGCCCACGTGTTCGGTCCTCTTCTGTTTAACCATAATTTCTCTATTAAGGGAAAAATACAAGATAACCTGGGAGCTAAATCTTTCCCGGGAAGTTATGGCGGTTCTATCTCCTCTCTCAACCCAGACTGGAGCGCGGTGGCTGCTACTCCTGCCACGAGAAACAATATTTATATTAACACTTTAGGTAATAATGCAACTCTGACTGACGGGATATTAGCCGCAGGAGCTTATGGAACATACGAGAATACTTTGGATGTGTTTGAACGTCCAAGTGAGCTTTATCAATCTAATAGGACTATCCTATCAGGGGTAGATTTTGTGGCTCCTAAAATTGATGCGTTTGCGGTATGGAACAACCCATCTAACCCATCTTACAATATTGATTCAATTTCTCCTAGCGGAATCACCATGGTACAACAACATGGGACAGATAGTCCGTTCCAAGCCGTACGTACAAGATTCACTTTAGATGGGAATATGAATTATTCTTATAACGGACAACTAAAGTTCCCCCCGAAGGACCTACAAACCTTACGAAGCAAATCTCTGTCAGCTATTGCTGGATGGCAAATTCAAGATGAAAACAGAACCCCTGTAATTAACCAAGCAGGTCATTTATCCCACCCCGCCTCAGATTCATATTTCGTAGACCCGGCTGGTAGTGGGATTCCTTATGTAGCTTTAGCGGGTAAAGGAGGAACTTCTGGACCCGGAACTCTTGGCGTCGTGTCGGGGGTACTAGGAACCGCCCAAACCCCTAACCTTGCGACGGTAGTCAATACGACGGAGCGTCAGACGCCCGCCAACCTAAGACCCCTGACCCCATCAAACTCTTACCGTCTTTCGGTCGATGCGTCTTGTGCGTCGCTTTCCACAAATCAAAGATTTAGTTATGCACTGTTTAACAGAACCCAAAATAAACAATGGATACAACCAACGACACAATATGCCACAAACACAGTTGGCCAGTGGAGGGATATAGATAGCACTTTATCATCTAACCTCGTAAACATTATGACCAGTGGTACCGTACGACCGGAGACTAATTTTGGCACGTTCGTGGGAATTATTACACCCTCCTCTACATTCAACCAAAATGATAATTATGAGTTAATCATTTCCCCAGCAAGTAAGACAAAAGGTAGTGTTACCCCCTACAAAATTAAAAATATTAGAATAGAAAATTATGAACAGGGTATTACGAATATTACTGCGGGCAGACAAGGAAATAAATTATTTAAGGATGAGGAATATCTATTAGGTATTGATGCTCGGGTTGCTAGAATTGCAGCCGCACAAACTTATCCCGATGAGAATCTATATGTTAGAGTTGTAACGGACCCGAAACCTTTTGTAGGGAACGGATGGAATTCGTTTGCGAAGAGTTGGTGTTATGACTGGGCCGCAAAATCCTGGTCCAGTTCAAAGGAAACCTCCAACGACAGGCAGTGGAAGAGACTAACCTTCCCTGGAAGTTCTATCGAGCCTACACGACACGTGTTAGAGTTCAACACTCATAACAGCCGCACCCCTCTTAAATACCACTCACTTTCTAAGGACGGTCCGCTTGGAGGCTACTTTGCTTCGGCAGGTCCAGTACATGATAACCAAACTGTTTATTATGTGGAAGTAGCAAAGATGGATAGGACCGGGGAATTTAATGGAGTCACACTTTTAGGTGTAGATATTGTAAATAAACGCTATAATGTTTATGCGGAAGATTATTCCAAAAAGGATTTTGTGGATATCTTTGATTTCTTTGATGGTTTAAATATTAGCAAATCCTCTAGAGATGCAAGAGATTCATCCGGAACCTACCTACTATCAGGAGGAAGCCGTAGTGAATATCTCGAATATTGGGGAGGTAGTCATTCTGCCACAAACGGAGTTTACGGATTTAGAGAAAATGATTAAAGGTAATATAGAAATTTTCCAAAGTTATGGAGATGAAAAAAAGAGTCTTTACAAAGGCTCTAATATGGTCGTTGATGGTTTCAGGAAAACTATTGCCGACGTAATGACCTATATGCCAAACCCGAGCGCGACTCCCACCTCTATGGAGCCTGGAGTTAGCTCAGTGTCTAGCTACCAAATCCAAGCCATGTCCCTGGGAAGCGCCAAGGAAGGTTATTCTCAGAGAGACTCCAGATTCTGGTATAGTGGCATGGCGACCTCTGCCGAGAATTATCAACTTCTTCCCGTAACGGACAATGCCGTATTCGAGATGTGGGACTGTTATTCGAGTATCGGCTTTAACCAATGGAAATATGATAACCAAGTAGATGCCAATCTACTAGTAAATCCTACTCTAACCTCCACGTCAGGCTGGGAGATAAACTCCTTGTATAATCTGTCCGCCGATATGGCGGCGAGCATGGTAACGCGGACAACGGATATCACCTCGGAGGGAGAGATTGATATTACTAAATTTGAACTGGTCGCTGGACAAGAACAAGTAACCCTCCGACAAAGACTTCCTGAGATGAAGATGGGCGGCACATACACCTTCTATACCAACGGTAAAGCCCATAATGCCACTATGGATATTCGTATTTCTCGTGGAAAGAATGATGTCCCCTTGGAGTACTATGATTTTTCTACAGAAAGATTTGTTGTTCTAGACAAAGATAATAAAGATTTATATTACACAATAAAACTTAAGAGTTTTTATGAAGTAGATGAATTCAGGTGCCGTCTGCGCGGAAATGAGAGAGACCAAGCATTCCAATCAAACAACGAATATTTTGTTGAGTATATTTTCCCATCGGTAGGTTTTATAGATGAAAGTTTTGCGCCATGGGATTTTAATTATGTAAATCCCCATATTAATATTATCCGTCTGGAGGTGTGTGATGAACGGCACCAAATCCTAAGGAACCCTAACTTCCTGGAACACCAAAGTTTATTAATGAATAATGATTTTGGTATTCTAGTAGAGTTCCCGTCTTCCGAGGTGACAAATCCTGATGGGTGTGCGCAAGCAGGTCTTTATAAGATTCCTGGGTGGAGACAATTAAACCCCCTTGCCAGAGACGCAAACAACCCTTCTAACAGGGAGGATAATGCTCAGTTTGGTGCTGTCTTCCCTTTATCAACAAACCAAAAAGCAATTAACCAAACCCAGCTCGATGGTGTCGCCCTATATTCATCTTCCATTGATTTAGATTCTAGCGGCGCTGCCCAAATAGAACAAACGTTCAATCTTGGAAACGAGTATAAAAATCTTTTTGCGTTCGCGAGCAACACTGCGACTGAACCTGAGCTATTAGCCGCTGCCAACGGTCAGTATGATAATAGCCGAACTCTAATGCTATCTTTTGATACGATGGTATCTGGTGAAGCAGCAGCAGCTGATTGCGGAACTCTTCAAATCACACTAAAAAGAGACTCCGATGGGTATGAGTATAGCTTTACGCAACAAAGCACTACTCTGCAAAATGATATTTGGGTACCTAACGGAAACACTTATAATGTTTCCTATGACGCAAAAGATACATGGTATCAGAAAGGTGTACAGGTTACTTTGCCAGCCGATGCCCAACAAGAAACGTATTCGATTAGTATAGCAGGGACAGGTCGAAGCGATGGCACCAACGGATTCTGTTATTACTTAATAAGAAACTTTTCTTTTGGCCCATTAGCTGGATGGAGAACCTATGTATACGACCATAGCGGTATTGCCAAGTGGAGCCTTAGTTCTACTGGCGCACGTGTACAGTCTGGGAAAATCTTTTCTGGGCTAACGTTAAGTGCAACTAGATATGACACCCTGGCTGGAGGAGGTACGGCTAAGGCAGACATTGATGCTTCTATAGATGGTATTAATGTACCAGCTAAAACTCAATTAGTACAAAACTTTGTTGGGCTGGAACCAACTAAAACCTATAGACTAGCCGTCAAAGGAACTTACTTATCCGACACCGACACCCTACCACAGTTTAGATATAGTTTAAAGGCGAAAGCCCGGACAAAACCTAACTCCAACAAATACAACGTACTATCCACTTGGATGAAAGACAATGGAGGCTTGTATAGCGGGACTAACACTCCAACCAATCTAAACCCATATAGTACAAACACTAATGCTCATAGAGCTACCCACCCCTTCTTTTCTAAATCACTAAACGATGATAGTTCAACGCCACTGGATTGGGGTTTGTGGGTTACCGCATCGGGGTCTTCGCCCGCAAGTTCTGTTACTTCAGACAACTTAGCTGCGAACGCTGGAGAATACACCCTCTCCATGAAGGTCTTTAACAGCCAAAACACACCCTCTTATTTCGTGTTAAGCTCTACGACCGATGGTACAGGAGACCCCACATTCTTTAATTGGGAAACTGCTGAGTGGGATAGCTTTGTAACAGGAATAGTTCCCGCGTATAGAAACAGTGTTTCCGGGGCTTATTTCCTTCCCCTTCCCTCAGGAGTTAATACAAACCGATTTACTTCTTATACCTACCCAAACCCTATTGCATTACCTTCGGTACTTAGTGGGAAACTACGACAATACTTTGCCAATACCCCGGACAATTTAGGTAATCGCGGGGATTATAGGTTGACCGCCGCAGTCTACGGTCCCAATGCTGAGGCAGGGTCTACTCTTATAAGTGACCTCGCCCTTAAAGGACCCGGTCTTGGGACGAACGTCGATATCTGGAAAGAATTATATTATAACTTCACAGCAGGTTCATGGCAACCTGAACCAGTTCAAGCTATAGATTACTATTCCGAAAACACTGACGATACGCCAGAAAGTTTTATCTCATGCCCAAAAAACTTAATTAGTAAAATGGCTTTATTCGGTTTGGATAGAGATACCGAATACCAGATTAATATTATAGATGCGGCTGGCGGCATTTATACTATTCACGATATTAGTTTACAAGATGTTTCCTTTGTCGCCAATAGCGGAAGAAGTAGGTGGGTTAGGGATGCCAGTGTATGGACAAGTGAACCTTACGGCAATTTCCATTATGACAAGTACGATGATGGCGCGGTGTTCAAATTACGAAACAAGAACAACGGCTCTAATGTACTGACCAACACCACATCTCCCTCCGCAATGACTGCTTGGGAAACTCCTGGCTCACTTATGTTCCGAGCAACATCCGGACAGAATCGGACGCCGGTCCCGTTCGCACGTATTTATGTACCTGTTATACGAGTTGAAAATGAGACGGACTCTACATTTGCTCCGTGGCTCACACAAAGCTTCACTTTAGGAGAGTACAATCTCAAAGGTGGTGATATGTTTGCGGTGGGTCTAGAGGGAATTTCCCTCACCAAAAATAATGACACTATAGAAATGTCCATCGCCGCCAAATACAATGAAGTACGTTATCTGTATAACCAAACCTCAAGAGAGTGGCTTCCAGGAAAAGAACAAAGAACAAGCTCCTTTTCGTTATATAATAGAGACGACCAACGGCGAGACGAATATTATGCCGACGCAAAAACCTGGAATCAGTTGCTGTCCTCTCCAATCGTAGCTCCTCCGTTTGGAGCTAATACTAAAATCACCGCAAGCTTTACGGTTAATGCAGGTGGCGACTCATTAAGGGCTATTGATATAAAAGACTTTAAAGTTTATAGATGGACTGATGCTTCTTCTAACCATTATCATGTATCAGGAGCAACGTTTAACTTCCCTGAGTTCCCTGCGCCAGCAGATGTGACCCTGCAATCAACTCAACCTTCTGGCAATCCCGGTCAGCTGGGACAATTCTTAAATAGAATTAATTTCTTTAATTATTACCCGCATCCATTTAATAAAGATTCAAACCGTTTTGGAGAACCTTTCAGCGGCTTGAGAGCAATCAACAATCCAATGTCCCCGTCAATCACTGGCGAGAAGACTTTAGAGGAAGCCGTAGCCATGGGCGCTTATCTTCCATCAGCGGGGCTGTTCTTTGGCTCAGGAACTTATGGGTTGCAAAACTCGCAACAGCCTTACGGGTTAGCCCCTAGCGGAGGTTTAGTCTCAGGCGTTCTCAACCAAATGGGAGTCGTGAACAGTGACGGATACATTTATCGTCACCCATACACTCCTACTGATGATGATGCGCGGGACGCAAGCGCAGGATTTATTGTATCGTCATTTAAAGTATCCCAAGGTGGTGCCACCACATACGGACATAAAACCTTGCGATACATTTTAAAACTCCACAAAGATGACTGGAGATTCCTGGATTATTACATGGGTGGTATAGGAGCCTTAGGGCTACACGCCTTGGATTACAAAAAAACCTATAACAAACTAGGAACCGCTTATCAGATTAGCGGTACTAGTGCTGCATATTCTCCAGGTTCTCGTGTAGGACTATATAAAATAGCAGACCCCTCACGGAACCCTGTATTTAATCTAACCAATAAGAAAGTAACATTTCCTCCAGGTCTAAAAATAGATTACAATAACACAGACCATATTACTATAATATGGGATATCAATTATTAAAATGCAATTCTTCGAAAAATCAGAGCCTCATGGACATTTAGAAATCTGGAAACATTACCCAGATGGGAGTAAGGAACTTCACTTCAAAGACGACAACGTTATTTGTAGTGGTATGGGAGCTACTTTAGCGGAGATGTTTGATGCGGAGCCTACTGTAGATGTAGAGAATTTTCAATGCGTGTATTTCCGTTGTGGGTCGGGGGGAGCTTTAGATGCTACGGGTGGCGCTGGCGACGCAGGACAGTGGCAAGTCTCAAGCACTTCGGATGTAAATAGGAGTTTTACTCGCGCCCAGTATGGGACGGGAAATTTGGACATGAGCATCCATAATCTTATTCAGAATGGAGCTAAAGGAGGCTCTACCACTCCTTTCGGTCGAATCCCTTATGGTTATATTAAACGAATTACTCCTACAAAATGTATGTGGCAAATTGTATTAGATGAGCAAACATTGAATGTAGGGGATAACTCCCCTGACGAAGGGTATATTAATGAGATTGGATTGTATAGTAAAAATCCTTATGTAGAATCGACGGACGCTTCTATGTTATGCGCGTACAGGTACTTTAAAAAGATTTATAAGACCGACGCATTTATTTTAGTCTTTAGATGGACGATTGAATTCTAATGGTAAGTTTCAAAAATGTAAGCAGTGTAGGCGGTGATGGAATCATCCCCCTCAATTGGGATACTGTCCCCAAGTACGACCCTAGCTCTTTCTATAACTGGGAGCAGGATAACGTGCCGTTATGGTCTATCGAACAAAGAGGAGACACTCTTTACCGTGCTATGGGCTATCCTGGAGGTAATCCTGAGGGAGTAACCTTCACTCTTTCGTCAACCGGTAATTATGACGAAAGCAAAGCCATTTACGATTCCATTGGCGATATTGTTGAGAGAATTCCTAAAAGGCTTAAATTCCCTGTCCTAATTGAGATTTGTACTTATGGACAGCTAGGACACCTGGACCTCGCCAATATAACCTGCGAAGGCGAAGGAAAACTAGAAATTAAAAATAAGTGTTTTTTCCAAGACGTTAACGCCTCCGCCTTCCACACAGCGACTGTATCAGGAAGTCCAGCTGACGCAGCACTTGAAGACCGTACCTATGTAAAAAAAGTTTACTCTTACATAGCCTCAGCAACTATGATGAATGTTTCGTCAACGAGACTTGAGGCAGCGTTTGCGGACGCAACTTCTTGGTATGATAACGCTCGTTTGTTTACTATGCAAGGACCGGACACGGACCGACAAGCCAATAATATCACAGCATATGTGGCATCTGGAGGAACCACTCGTAGTTGGAAAATAAGCTCATATGGCGGATTCCAAATACCACACCCCTATGACTGGAGAAATGATTACGGCGCTGGGGCGGATACCACGATAGCAGGAACTGCCGCGAGTTCATGGGGAGACGCAACTCCCTGGTACGGCTCCGCTACGAAAGATTACATGGTTCAAAAGCGAGCCCTTCAATATACTCAAGGACAAAGTACCTTGGTTGGGTATGGGGCGTATTTCAGTTCCATCTCCCTCAAAGATTGTCAAGGTACGATTATTCTCAGAGACGTGCTAGTTGATGCTGGTAATGACCAAAATGATTATGACGGCGCAACAGGACAAGTCCACAGAGGAGAATATGGTCTTGATATAGAAAACTCCGAAGTTATTTTGGATAACGTTACTTCTATGAGAAGTGCGCTTGGTGGATTTAGGGCTACTAACTCTAGAGTTAAGGTAACTGGTCACTGTATGGCTTACCGTAACTACACCAAAACAGGTAAAGGAGATACCAACAGATTACAAAACGGCGTAGGTTTTTATGCACTAAACAGTGATTTGGAGTGGGATTCTACGGATTACGAAGATTCAAGAAAATATATTAACTTGTTCACTAAGTCTAAGCGCGGTATGGACTTAAGAAATTGTACCTTACGCGGAGGAATCGCGTGGAACGAAACCACCACCTCCGCCATCCCTAACGGAGGCTCCCAACTACTAGGAATGCCAAATCGACCAATAGGAGGCACTACTCCTGCTGGGGCAACGACTTTCGCGACGACATCCGGCGCAGGAGGAGACACCCTAACTACTACAATCAATATTTCAGATTGTAATGAACACGGTCTATACAGTGAAGGAACGGATATTGATTTTAATGGACGTTTTAATTGTTATCTGAACGTTGGCGACGGTATTCGTTTGAGACGCTCACAAGCGTCACTACCTCAATTTACCTGTAACCACAATTCGGGCTGGGGTATGAGCTTAGAGGGTTCTCAATTAACCTACGGTGGAGGAAGTGAAAACTTCCCTGTC